GCCCTTTATTATTAACTTCCTTCCTCTATTTCCCCAACCACTGCTATTAAATTGAAACAAACATTCAATGAAATCCGCACCAGAATTTGTGCAATAAGACGAAAAAATAAATTTAAGAAAAAAATCAAAGATGTATGAAGTAAATTATCTACACCTATAATATAATACACGCACAAAAGTTTGTCAAGTGTTTTTTAAAGGACTATGCATACACATAGTCCTTTTTATAACTTAACCATTCCGGGCGACCAAACCGGGAACCACTCCAGGAAAGATGAGCGGCAGGATATTCCACCCGGGTGCCCCGCTCATCAATAAGGAAGCCAAACAAGAATGAAGTTACATATATAGTATACCATTCAACAACTGATATGTCAACTAATGAAAACTAAGGAAAGAAATGCAAGCGTTTTTTGCATTTGCGTTTTTGAAGCGGAATTTTCCTTTTTGAAAGCAATCTCTCAGGAACGAAATTAGTACATTGTTTGAAGATAACATGACATAATTAATGGAATGGTCATCAAGAGTGACTGCTATTTTAGTTGGGAAATCATGGTCAAATTTGTCATCGCAATATAGTATTCCGGAATCTGGAAACTCTCTTACTGAGAATGACGAACCATCTACTTTGAATGTGCATATATACCGCGATCTTCCATGCGGTCGTTCTATGAATGCATAATTGTCTAATAAGTAATTGTTCTCACTTGCGAAAGAAGTGTACCGGTGACTTGCGAATGCTCGGTTAAAAGCACTTTCTTTTTGTGCATTCGCCGCCGATTCTATATAATCTGTTTCTAGTACCCAGCCGTTTCCACGTAGAAAATGCGTTTTTGAATTGAGTCGCTCCGCAATGCCAAGAGCTGAGTAATAAGGATTCAGCAACGTAACTTGATTAGCCAGCATGAATATAGGTAGATACCGCACTTGTTTTCCATTTCCTCTTGCTAGTGAAGTATGAATGGAAAGGAGTTTTCCAACCTCATCACTGATATACCTGTTTGATTCTGTTTGAAATTCATCGAATAAAATTAGTTCCGTGTCATTGAAAAAATGAGAATATTTTTTTACATTATCTGACGCATTGAGCGATATTGCATAGCCACAACTAGTCATATGTTCCCAGTTTTTTCCAATAAACAGTTCTTTGAACCCCGATTTTCCAAGTGTCTTTTCATTCATTATGTAGTCGTTGAAGAAAAGCTCTTTAATGTCTTTAAAAAACTTTTCGGACACTTGTTCCAGCTCATAGTTATAGCGGTAAAGCAGACAAAATTTTTTATTCTGTTTTAGAAACCGATTGATGCATAAACGATTGAAATACGTTGTTTTACCACCGGTTCTATTTGTCGTTACGATATATATTTCTGGTGGTTTGTTATCTATATCTTTCATGTTTAGTAGATTTGTTCCATCATAATATTTTGTATTCATAATAATCACCTTTTTTGTTTATAGTATACTATATTTCTTGACTTTTTACAAGTGGAATGATATACTATCTATATAACGGAGGAAAGGAGGGTATGTCGCAGAAAAAGAAACGTATTCACACTATAAAAAATTTTTTGATCGTCCTTCCCAGGTGGATTTCTGCGACAAAATGAAAAATGGATTTAAATCTTATTATGCAGGCGGTAGGCACAGTTGGGTTTCCGATTGTGTGTTGCGGTGCGCTCGGATGGGCATTTTATAAAATGAATATCCAGCACGCCGCTCAGATTAAAGAACTCACCGAAAGTCATCGGTTAGAAATGAATGAGCTAAAGAAAGCACTGGAAAACAATACATTAGCGGTGCAGAAGTTGTGTGTTATGCTTTCAGAAAAAGAGACAGAATAGCAGATAGGAATATGGAGGTAGGCCATCAGTATGCCAAACTTGACACAGAGTTATTCGTGGGCGGTTACACAATGTAACGCCGAAAATGTGGGTTATTCTGAGACCTACCGAAATCAACAAGTTGACCCATCAACTGGTGCTACTTGTTATGACTGTTCTTCTTTTATCTGGTACGCATTACAGGCCGGAGGATTTGATTTATCAGCTGCTGGTTCTGCCACTGCTTTTACAACGTCTACGATGCTTCCTGTTCTTTCGTCTCTTGGTTTTGTTGAGCAGGATATCTCTGGACAATGGATGTCTGGAGACATTGTCTGGGTGGAGTCGCCTAGTGTCCAGCATACAGAAATGGTATATCGTTCCGATGTAGGAACACTTATGACTGGTTATACAATGGGCGCGCATAGTGATTCCGTGCCATTGGCAGAACAGGTGTCCATTAATACCTTACAGACAACACCGGGTTATTATACACGATTGTTCCGTTACCCAGGTGGAGTTGGCACAACGGTATCGGCATACGTGATTGCCGCTATGTGTGGATGTTTTAAACGTGAGTCTGGTGTGAACCCTGGAATATGGGAAAGTCTTACTCCAACCACATGGGATCATGAATACAATTATGACGGTATTGGAGGGTACGGCTTAGGACAGTGGACTAACGTTGGAACGCCTTACGGTAGATGCTACAATTTGCATACGTGGGTGACGTCAAATGGTTATTCTGACGGTGATGGAAACGGTCAGTTGGCGTTTTTGATCTATGAGAACTACTGGACAGCTTCCAATTCGATACTTGGATACGCAACGCTTTCTGATTTTCTTTCCTCCACATCGACAGATATTGACGCATTAACCGCAGAATTTCTCGCCTGCTGGGAGGGAGTGCCTGGAAATGCGCTTGCAGAGCGGCAGGAAGCGGCCAGGGCATTTTATAGCTACATTGATGCACATAAAACAGAACCGTCATCGAACTGGAATTGGACTTCTGGTAATTTTTATTTGGGCTATTTAAGCAACGAGCAGTATGCAAACGTGATGTGCGCATATTGGTTTTTGAACGGGTATGTTCCACCAGGGCCGGGGCCAGGCCCAGGCCCAAAGAAACGAAAAGGGTTGCCAATCTGGATGATGATCCGGTATTACAATAAGTGAGGTGAGTGAATTATGTCAGTAGTTAGCAAAGAATCTCTATTAGAGCGAATACGCGATATGACAGGCGTAGAAAACGCTGAATCAGATGAGTCAATCTCTCTTTTAGAGGATTTGTCTGATACGTTTGAGGATTTATCTTCTCAGGTCTTGCAGGCAGGTGATTATAAGAGAAAATACGAAGAAAATGACACGGAATGGAGAAAAAGATACCATGACCGTTTTTTCTCCGTTGTGGATGAAACAATGATCAAGGAAGATGATAAAGATGACGATGTAGAAAAAAAGACCTATGAGTCATTATTTAAGGAGGATTAAAGATGCCAACTAGAGTAGGTGTGAACGGGCTTAACGCCAGTACGATTGATATTTTGAACGTCATACGGCAGAATGCAACGTATGAATATCAGAGTATGGTGCCTGAGGTTACAAAAACAACGGATATCCCCAAGGTGGGAGAAGTTCTATATGGAAATCCGGTTCTGCAGAATCAGTTTTTAAATGCTTTGATTAACCGGATTGCGCTTGTGCTGATCAAGTCTTCCACTTTTAACAACCCGTATGCCGACCTTAAAAAGGGCTATCTGGAATATGGCGAAACGGTGGAAGAAGTTTTTGTAAACATTTGCAAAGCCAGGGAATTTTCCGTTGAGAAAGCAGAGTCTAGGGAATTTAAGCGTTCTATTTCCGATGTACGCAGTGCGTTCCACGTGATGAATATGCGTTATCAGTTCCCATTAACCGTACAGGATGAGGATTTAAGACAGGCTTTTCTGTCCGCAGAGGGTGTCAGCAATTTTATTGCAAAATTGGTTGATTCCGTGTATCGCTCTAATGAGTACGTTGAGTATTTACTGTTTAAATACCTCCTCATTAAATCGATTGCACATGGGAAAATGTTCCCGCAGGCCGTATCTACTACCGATGTGCATGACAATGCGGAAAAATTCCGGGGCGTATCAAACATGATTACGATTCTTTCCCCGAAATACAATGCATCCGGTGTACACACAAACACACCAAAGGAAGACCAGTATATTTTTATGGACGCGATGTATAATGCAAGGTACGATGTAGAAGTCCTTGCGTCTGCTTTCCATATGGATAAAGCTGACTTTATGGGTCATCTGAAAATTATTGATGACTGGTCAACGTTTGATAACGATGCATTTTCCGAAATCGTTGCAAGTTCCGACGGATTTGAACCTGTAACGGCGGAAGAACTTGCAATTACGGCAAAAGTAAAAGCAGTGTTGGTTGACAAAGAATTCTTCCAGGTCTACGACAACAATATTAGATTTACAGAAAAATACGTCGCGTCTGGCATGTACTGGAACTATTTCTTAAATGTCTGGAAAACAGTATCCTACAGCCCGTTCTCAAATGCAGTTGTTTTTGTAGAAGCAGATAATGTTTCCCTTAACACGCCTGCAACACTCACGGTGGAAGTAACCGATAAAATCATCAATGAGGGCGGAACGATCTTAACCCTGTCTCCGCAGGAGGATACACCAAGTCTAATTGGGCAGTGGAATTTTGTGCAGACGCAGGATGCCGTAGAAAAGATGATTGCCGTGCAGAAATACGGCGTATTCATTTTCCCGCCTGCTGCGACTACGACCAAGCCGCAGCTGATTTTAAACGGTGTCGAGTACAACGCCACCACAAACTTAACAACAGCGGCGAATGTCGGTGCTACGTTTACGTTTGAAAGAAAAAACTGATATGGGGGCTGGACATCTCCAATCCAGTCCTGAGTTCTAGTTTGGAGTTGAGCGTAAACATTAATGAAAACGCGAAAAAAGTTGTAACGCAGTTTTATGTGGACTCTGGCGGAAATCTTGTAGCGGTTGAAGAAGAAACAAAATATGTTGTTCCAGTTGAATCTGTTGAGTTGACAAATGGAAATGTCATTGTAACTTATTAAAGGAGCGGATATGACAAAGCAAACAAAAATCTACTTCCTGGAAGGGGTCCCACTGGATCCCTCCTATAAAAATAGCATCTATTTTTTAACGCAGGAAGCACAGGAAGAATATTTTGTGGGGAAAGCCAAGTTTTCCATGCTGGATTGTACATTCCAGCGCCAGGAACAACGTATCCGTGTAAACCGTCCGGTTTCCGACTGTTATCACATTAACTATCTGATGTGGAAAAATACATCGTATTCCAGCAAATGGTTTTATGCATTTGTGACCCGCGTTGAATACATTAACGATGGATGTACCTGGATGTATTTTCACATAGACTCATTACAGACTTACCATTTTAACTACAGCTTAGGCTATTGCTGGGTAGAGCGTATGCATTCCCTTACGGACGGTTTGTTTGAAAATTTAGTCCCAGAAAATCTGGAAACAGGTGACTATGTGACAATAGACAGATACATTACAGATTATAGCAATATGTCTGTTTGCATTATGACTGGAGAAACGTCTACCGGGGGAAAACCATCTGGTAAATTTTATAACAAAATCTATAGCCCACTCAATATTATGACTCAGCCAGTAACGGCCGATGCAACGCAGTTAAACGCGTTACTAGAGTCCTATGTCGGAGCTGGAAAAGAAAACGCAATTGTTGCCATGTATGAATACCCTACAGTGCTTGGTTCCAGTGCGGAACCGGGTACTCTTGATTTGCTTCTTCCAACTATGAATATGCCAGATAATTTTGACGGATATAAACCCCGCAACAAAAAATTGTACCAATATCCGTACACGCAATTAGTTGCCACAAACAAGTCCGGCCAAGTGAATAAGTATCGCTGGGAAGAATGGGGGTTAGCAGGAGCGCAGTTTGAGGTACAGGGCACTTTCCTTTCATCGCCAGCCATGATCTGTTATCCTGTCAACCATGCAGGCATCGAGAAAGATTATGACCGTGGGCTTACCTTAACAAGTTTTCCGGTCAATGCCTGGGCAGGCGACACGTACAAAGCATACCTGGCGCAGAATAAAGCAGCTATTCTGAAAAATGTAGTAAGCAGCGTAGCAGGTGGTATCCATGGCGGTATTGCTGGAGGTTTACCGGGTGCGGCAATCGGGGCGGCGGTCGGAGCAGGAACTTCCATTGCCGGGCAAATGGCACAGCAGTACGATATAGACAGTCATCCAGATCCGGTATATGGATCAGCACAGACGGACAGTCTGAACACAGCGATTGGCAATGTCGGGTTTGCATTCTATTTTAAAACAATCCGGGCGCAGTTTGCCCAAAGAATTGATGCATATTTTGACCGCTTTGGCTATGCAGTCAACCGCTTCATGGTGCCAGTAAGAAATGCACGCAAGGTGTATACGTATTTGAAATGCAGTGAAGTGAATCTGTTACCAACAAATGCTGGAAACTTAGGTATCCCAGAACCACACCAGGATGAAATACGGAATGCATATCTGTCTGGAGTGACATGGTGGAAATCTGGTGACCAAGTCGGGCATTATGAACTTGACAATACAGTAGGAGGTATGTAAATATGGCAAATACAGTAAATCTTGGCTCAGTAGTACCAGGTTTAAAACCGCTGAATATAAGAAGGAAGATAACAGAAAAAGATTCGGCTGGAAGATATTATATAGGCACTACTCCACTTGTTTTTGGTCATGCATATTTAGAAATAAAATTATTAACTACGGTTCAGAATGCTGAAATACTATTGTATTTGACTGGCAGATCTACCATTGCCGGGAAATTAGCAAATCTGTATGAAGTCCCGGAAAGCGGTGGGCTTTTATTTCGTTCCGTAATACCACTGCCTTTTAATTATAGCATAGGCACTGAAAATATCGGTGAAATTTGGCTGATTGAAGAAGGTAAAACTTATTGATGAGGAGGTACTATGTCAAAAAAGAAAACCTTGTTCGGCCAGTCACTATTTTTAAACATGTGCACCTGGCAGGACTACTACCAGCGCCTTTCAGAACTTGCAATTACTTCTTTTTCCTATGAGGGCCTGCCGGATACGGTAGACCCTCGGTACATGGAGCTGGAATTGTATGAAAACGGGCAGATTGCGCTGTTTTATGATGAGGGTGTTGACTCTTATCTATCACTGTCCTGTACGCAAGCTGGAAACTTTGATGTTTACGGAAACCCTGTTAAGTTCCGCGCTTACTCCAGGTACAACGGGTACCAAAGAGACTTGTCCTTGGATACATCTGTTATCGGATTTAACAACCTCACCCGGCGTGATATCAAGCCATTGTTAAAAATGTTTGCAATGCGTCTCTATAATCTGGATCGTATCATTGATGTAAACTCCAATGCGCAAAAGACACCCGTATTGGTGCGTGCGTCAGAGTCCCAACGACTGACCATGTTAAATCTGTACAAAGAGTATGACGGAAATCAGCCGTTCATCTTTGGCGATAAAGACCTGGATATGCATGACTTTTCCGTGCTTTCTACCGATGCCCCGTACATCGCAGACCGGATTTTTGAGCTAAAAACAAACATCTGGAACGAAGCCATGACCTATCTTGGCATCAGCAATGTTTCCATCACCAAAAAGGAACGAATGGTAACCGATGAAGTAAACCGTTCTCTTGGCGGTACACTTGCTGGACGTTATAGCCGACTGGAAGCAAGAAAGCAGATGTTGGAGAGAGCAAACAAATTGTTTGGCTGGAATGCGTCTGTAAAATTCCGGTTTGATGCGGAAACAGAAGAACAAACAGAAACTTCGGACGGGGGTGAACTGGATGAGTAAATACACCACGGAAGTCCGTTTCATCTGTGAAACGGCAGCAGGGCTTTCGGAATCCGTTGGATTCTCAGACGTGGAAAGTGTTCTGGAAAAGAGCTGGGACAAAATCTTTTCCCCTGGCATTCCATTCTATAAAGAAGAAAAACGGGCGGAACTCTGCCAGAAAATCCTTGCGCACTACTACACCAGGGAAATCGGGTTTGAAACCGTTGGCTTGTGGAAACTCAATTTAAACAGGAAAATGAAGGAGATCATGCCGTTTTACAACGACCTGTACAAAACGCTTGATTTTCAGTATTCCCCCCTTGAGGACGTGGATTATTTTGAACATCACGAAAACAACGATACGTTCTCAGAAACCACAACGGGGACAACGTCCCGGGAAAGTTCCACAACCGGAAAAAGCAATGATACCCGCACGGATGACTTAAGTGAAGCAACGTCCAACTCCAGTGAAACCACCGGTTCAACGACCGATTCATCTACCGTTTCAACTACCGTTTCAACTACCGGAAAAACAACCGATAAAACCACTAGCTCCAAAACAAGCAAAACGATTCGCAGTGACACGCCGCAAAATGACTTGACCGATTTTGACGCAGAGAAGTATTTGACCAGCGCGGAAAAGACAACGGACTCCAGCACGCAGGACGGAAACGGAACATCAGAGGGAAAAACAGAAACAAGTGGAACGACCTCAGACAATGGTTCCAGCTCCGGTACAACAACGGAAACCGGAACAAGAGCAAACACCGGGACCGTAAAAGAAGAGGGAACGCGGGAAGAAACGGGGTCTGAAACTGGGAGCAGAAGCGAAAACCGGGATAATACCGGGGCCGGGACTGGAGATATCCATGTTTGGGGGAAACGCGGCGGGCAGAGTTATGCCGCGGCGATAAAAGAGTACCGGGAACAGATTCTGAACGTGGATTTGATGGTGATTGAGGAGCTTGGAGATTTGTTTATGAGACTTTGGTAAGGAGGGAGACAACATGGTGACAAGAGAACAACTACGTTTTTATTGCCAAAAAGTATTGCCGCTAGCTTATGATGACAGTTTGAGCTATTATGAGTTGCTGTGCAAAGTACTGGGCAAGGTGAATGAGCTGGTGCTACAGTACGATCAGATTGTTCAGAATTTTAACGTGATACTGACAGATTATTTGGAATCCGCAGATTTCCAGAATCTACTGGAGAAATTCATAAAAAGCGAAATCCCTGACTATACGTATGTACAGCATTATGTGACATACTTAGGGATGTCCGATACTGACGCGGTAAAAGAAGCTGTAAAAGACTGCCCATTGCATGGAACCGTGATGTTTCCACGCAGAACGGTTAATCTGACTGAAACCATTGTACTGGACAAGCCAATCTGCCTGAAGGGTAATTATACAGGTTGGGTATTTGATATGTCAACGGATAAGTACACTGCGGAACAATTTCAGGAGCACAGCATCATCAGTACTGCATCCCCATCCATACAAATAAGTGTTCCTGGTGTTTTGATTCAGAACATGGCAATTTGCGGGGCGAACCCGACCACTGGCGCGCACGTAATACACATAGAACCGGGTCCAACGAATGTGAACAAGTCAATGCGCTGTGTTAATTTAGAACACGTGTACGTATATATGTCTAATGTAAGCACTGGCAGTTGTTGTATCTATATGGACAACTTGTTTAAATCTACATTTTATGACGTAAGTACCCATGGCGGAGCCTATGGCTTTTATCATGACGGGACAAGGATTAATGGAACCAGTTTAACATTTGACAATTGCTGGGCGGTAAATAGTGCTTATCTGGGTTATTACATTAACAACCTTTTTTATTCAACGTTCCTTTCCTGCGCGGCCGACAGTTATTCCGGCGCTGTTAACGGTTACCTGTTTTCGAAATGCAAGGGAATTCATGTGATTGGATGTGGTGCAGAACATATGAGTGCGGCTTGTTTTGTTGCAAATGAGTGCCTGTCGTCCAATTTTTTGATCAGCATGAGTGGCGATAATTATAACACGGCCGCCACAAAAGCAGGAGCGTTTGAAATGTCTAATTGCCAGAGCTGTACCGTTGGCGGTTTTCACTCTGAAGATGAGACAAACCCTGTGCACAGGTTCATCAAGGCGGAAAACTCCTTGTATCGCATCGTAGATGCAAGCTGCTACAAAGAAAATTGCACAATCGAAGATGACGGAAACGTTATAAATATTGATGGCTGGTACGAGAAATCTTTTGAAGTTGACGCAGCTAAATTATTCCCTGGTACAGAAATCACGGAAAGTTATATAGTCGTGTCAAACGGTGTAATGCACGGTTATATTAAGCAGAGCGTCACTGGAAAAAGAACGTTAACTGCCGTGGCTACCCTATCCAGTAACGCAAGATTGCAATATGAGGGGTATTATGTGGTGGAAAACCGGATCAGCATTACAACCGGGGACACCATTATATTTGACAGTTCCGGATGTAACGTAAAACAGTTATATGCGGCTCGGAAGATTACTTAAAAGGTAGGGTGACGAAATGTCACCCTATTTTTACGCCAAGTTCGTCAAAAACTTCGTACATGTCGTGATATCGTTCATGCCGTAAAACATAACAGCTTCTTGGCACTGTGCAAAGTATTTCTTTTTTTAATGAGATTGCATAAATATCGAAGTATATACGTACTTTTATCGGAAATAGACGTTCCAAGTCCCTATCACGCGATATGGGATCGATGTGCCCGCATTGGTAATAATAATAGTCATCCAGAAGTTTCTTTGCTGTTTCGTAATTATTACGTTTACAGATCGCCCGTTTTATATCTTCGCTGATTTGGTTTTTCATTTCAATCCCTCCTTTACATACAAATTGTTTCAAATCCAACCCAAGCAAACATCACGATGGTCATAAAAATAGCACCAAAGAAAAAGCACAATATAAGTTTTATGGATTCTTTCATAGCTTCATCCTCCTTCTTTCTGACTTTATTATAGCTCATTTTTATTACTTTGTCAAGTTGTTTTTTAACTATTACGCATAGTGAAAAAAGTATCTTGCAATACAACGCCACCTGGTATTCTCACAGGACGGAGCTTCCCAGGTACTTTAAGACCTGGTGTGAAATTATCATACGTCCGTATAATGCGCTTTCCGCCCGAAAACAGAAATTGTAATTCTTCTACATTTTTACAATCCGCCATTTTTGCTGTGCCAAGCATAGAGGATAGCAACAACTCCTTTGATCTGGCAGGCATCCCGCAAGCCTTGATGTCATAATAAGGAACAACCGCTTCCAGATCATTGTGCGTCACGTGTTCGATATAAGTTTTTTGCCGTACAAATACCGCACTGTCCCAGCAAGACTCCAGTTTCCAGCAGCAAAAGTCCTTATCATGTACTTTTATTCCGGTTATTTTTTCCGGAGGTAAATCACAATGAATGGAATCCGTGTCCGCATACCGGAAACCAGGTCGATTGTTTCCGTGATAATTCGCCTGCGCCGCCCGGATTGTAAAGCATCTGGCATATGAGGTGATGGCAGAACCGCATGGGATGTAACCAGGACGTTTGTCATTTGCGTGAATGTCGTGGAAAACAAAACTGTCATTCATCGGCTCCGCAAATTTAAAGGAAGAATCCGTAGACATTGCCATTTTCCCATACAAATTGTTTAAAAATAATTTCGCAATCGTTCTTGTGCATTTGTCTTTTGCTTCTTTTTTAATTTTCGCGAAGCAATCAATATAAGAGTCAAAAATCCCTATCTGTGTTCTAAACCAGCAGCCGTTCATGATTTCTGTATCCCAGAGTTCATAATGTTCTTTTATCAGTTGCCAATCTGTCCTCGTTACATATAGGTCAACTGTGCTAGTAATGATACCATCAGGCCCAGGTAATTCCCGGTATTTTCCGTCAATTAACGAGCTTTCCAGCCATTCCGTTGACTTATACATCGCACTGTTTTTGATCTGGATACATGGCAACTTCCCCTTCTTGAGCTCAAAACCAGTGCGTACATGTAGAAAATAATACCTGTTATCTATCAAAGCATCCTCTGGGATATAGTCACCGTTCCAAAAATGAGGGATTCCAACTGGATAGTAATTCCCGCTCATGCTGTGCATCATGGACGGATACAGGCTGTTCACATCAGCAGTAGTACCGTTGTATACGGTAGACCCGCTACAGCCTTTCCGTAAATAACACCATCCACCTTTATAGGACTTCCGAATCCATTCACCTGAGGATAAGCCCTCTACCCCAGGGATATCATAGAGATTTGGAAAATAGGATTCCCATTTTCCAAGTCCATCATCTGTCATTACCTTGTAAGTTTTTAAACACTCTGATCCAATCGTAAGGGAGTTATGCCCCTGCGAAAACATAATCTCAAGCGCTTCTTTTAGCACAAGCACGTCATTACTGATGTATTTATCTTCTTTCGGTGTGCGTGGACAATCTGGAAACCGAAAGCCCTTGTATTCCATTTCCAACTTTTGATGCTTTGTGCCAAAATTTTTTCCGAGAACTTTAAGAGAAAATGGCAAAAGTTTTAAGGAATCGTATATCTCGATGGTTTTATAATTGTTTGTGCGGATGATTATTTTGTACCATTGTCCCATTGTTGAGATGCTATATTTATATGTCTTCGGCAGCATATCCTTATCTGATATTTCCTTGACTTCTCCATTTGGTAATCGCAGATATGCTGGTCGATATCCCCATTTATACATGAGGGCATCTAATATAAAATTTCCGTCAAATTTAAGGTTATGAAAATATAAGCGAACTGTTTTACGCATATTCACAAAAAACTGAAAGAAATCCGTAATATTTCCGAATATACGTACATCCTCAGAATGCAACGCAACACAAGCCGCCGCCCAAACATCCGTTCTTTCCTGTCCAGCGTATATTGTAGTCTCGAAGTCACAGGCAAATATGTCTGATTCATCCAAGCATCTCTTCTTCATAATTCACACCGTCCGAAAATGATATAATAGAAATGTCGCCAGTGTATCCAATATTTTGTGCCAAAAATTCCAGTGACCCAAGCACTTCATTCAAATACCCACTTTCCAAAAAGGTATTCAGGGCATCTGCTAAATCAGAACCTTTTTTATACGCATAGAAAACGGCTGTTGCTATTTTTATACGGTTATCCGGGTTTTGTAGCCATGATAAAAGTTCACCTGCCGCTTTTTTCTGCACCTGTATTACTTCATCGGCCTTTGGAACTAATCCACGTTTGCTATAATACGTCTCCGGGGCACCGGATTTCAATCGGTCTATCATCGGCTGGACAACGTTTTTCCATACAATGTCTATCCATAGATCTTTATTTTTTGATTTCTTTCTTGTTTCAACTGCTTTCCGTGCTGACGCTTCTCTTTCCAGGTCTCTGCCGCGCACACCGGATGTTTCTTTTCCTTCTGGTGTAACGTAGCGTGATCTGCGATATAATGATTCGGGTGTAATATTTTTTAACCGGGTTATCGAGCTGGTTGAAACCCTTGTCTCTGACATTGGTTTAATTGACTTTATTGATTCTGGTACGATGTACCCTCGTTTTTCAAAAGAACGCACAAGATTTTTTACTCTTTTATATTCTTTCTGGTAACTTCTTTTTAATTCAGTCATCGTTTAACCCTCCTGGCATATTCTATAACTCAATTATACAACAAAAAAACCACCCTGTCAAGGTGGTTTTTTATTTATTTTTTAAATTGCGTCTGAACCGTCAAACGGGTTGAATGGTTTTTTCCAAACCATATCAATGATATTAACTGCGCTTAAATAGGCAACCAGGAAAGCTCTGCCCCTGTACTTGCTAATACCAATTGACACGTTTGCCACCACCTCAGAACCTTCTCCAATATCTCCAACTGAGATAGAATCAGATTCTTTTCCATTTTCATAGACTTTAACTGCATAACGGGTAACTGCCTTGAAATACAGCTTACCGTCTCTATCCACTTTCGTTGGGGTTGATGCGCATCCCTCTGTATCTACTTCTTCGTATACACGATCCAGTACAGATTCCTGTTCTGGCGTTAAAAACAATGTTAATGTCGCCTTTCCATCTTCGATTCCAGCATATTTTACTTTCGATCTCACATTGATTTTTTTCATTTTTCATTCTCCTTTTTTCTTCTATAGGTTCCACAGTTGCTATAGCCAAGATCGGCCACTTTATATGCCATCATTACTTCCTGTGGAATATCATACGCAAAATAGCGATAAGCCGATACTCTAGCTTTCTTTATTTTTCCGTACTCACAAGGGTCATACTTTGACAGCCATTCAAGATACTTCGGGCGTGTGATTTCCTCTGGAAACCAATGTAATGCCTTAGTTCCGTCCTTGTAAAACACATCAAGTTCCGTTCCTAATCTCTTCACCTTCATTTTATCACCTCCTTATAGGTTTTTAACCCAAACCTTTTACTCCATTATATTCAGCCAATATCCACCCTCTTGCGATTTTAACATACGTACAACCTGGCCTTACTACTACCTGTTCCCTTACTTTTACTTTGATACCGACTTTAATTTGTACGTACCCGTCCTTTGTTATATTATACTTAGATCGTGTAGACAACGGCACATCTTCAATAACAATCGGCTTACGACTTCTATAGTCCTTATATATAATCATTCTCTTTAGCGTTTTTAGCCTATTACCATCTTTATAAGGACGTTTTCTCTTAGAATCAATGATCTTATTAACCTCACTAGCAATGTTCCCGAATCTGCTATATAAATAATCCCCCGGACACGCCTTTGGGGCAAACCATCTGTGCGCTGTCATATTTTGGACAGCTCTATAAGTTATCGTAGGGTCAGCTCGCCAACGAAGTTTTCCTATTGTGGGATAACGTTCACAGATATCTACCAGTAGTTTAATCAAAGCATTGTATACCGCTGGCCTAACTCTATATGGTTCACAGTCGTCTGACGCACATTCAATCGTAATTGCCCTGTGATCGTTTTCCGGACTAGAGCTACACCAGGAACGCCTTTCCTCTGGCAAAATTCCAACAATTGTACCGTCATATGCAATCGCATAATTAGATGACGCCCCTGCTTCTGGACTACAGAGCCAGTTAGCCATGGAATCCGCTGAAGCTTGACCAACGTAGCAGTGAATAGTCACTGTGTCAATTACGTGATTTCTAAATTCCGAATTCGGAGAACATAATTGATAGTTCTCATTTACATATTTAGAATATGTCACTTTTTTCACTCCTTATTATATTTATTGTTTACATCTTTATTATAGCTATTTTTGTTTAGTTTGTCAAGTGGTTTATTCGTTTATATCATTCCTTTCCAAAATATCACTGATGATCACTCTAAACATTTCTTTAAAAATATCTACTACAACCGAATTTCCTGCTTGTTTATACAGTGCTCTATTCATTTTTCCGTGTTCAACTTTGCATGTTGATTCTGCTGCATAATAATCTTCGTCGGAATACCCCATCAACCGCCAACATTCCAATTCTGTCAAATACCTATATTTACCGTTCCCTAAATCAATGACCTGTGCCGGGGTTCTATCCTGTCTTGTGGTTATTGTATATGCATAAGATTCAATAACATTTGCCCTTCTGATTCCTTTATCGCCTATTGATTTATATATGCTTGGTTGCTTCACTGTATAACAATTAGACACCTCCCCCAATTCAAGAAAATTTGAAATATCACGCATTTCCCTTTTTCGCATCAACTCAAAATCAAAATAGCGCCCACCTAAAACAGAAACAGTAAAACATCTCTGTCTTGCTTGCGGTATACCATAATCACGTGCGTCTAAGACTTTGTACGTACTGGAATATCCAAGCTTTTCCATATATGACAGATAACGGTTAAAATTGTGAACCATGTGCTTTGATAAAACATTCTTTACATTTTCCCACACAACGACAGTCGGCTTCCATTCTCCCATCTGTTCGATAATATGCACTGTTTCCCACATTAATGACGATCTTGTTCCTGACCCTTCGTCGGCACCCCCTCCCCTGTTAATTCTTCCATCAGCTGCTGTTGCCTTTCCTTGATGCCCAGCAATGCTAAAATCTTGGCAGGGTGAACCATGTATTAAAATATCAGGTCTTAAATTCCAATCAACAACCGTCTGCACTTCATATTGTAGTTCCTTAGCAAACATTGCATTGTAAGATTTTACAGCTTTTTCGTCTATTTCAACATAATCTATTACCTTTACCGGTATCCCCATATTTCTTAATGCGACCCTTGCAGAACCAATTCCTCCGAATAATTCAATAATTTGTATCTTTCTCATTTTTTTAAAATCCTCCTTTATATTTCCTTGTTTCTGACTTTATTATAGCTCATTTTTTACTACTTTGTCAAGTGGTTTTTTATATATTTATAGCAATGAAATAATAAAAATTTTTACAAAAACACTTGACAAACTTTTGTGCGTGTATTATATTATAGGTGTAGATAATTTACTTCATACATCTTTGATTTTTTTCTTAAATTTATTTTTTCGTCTTATTGCACAAATTCTGGTGCGGATTTCATTGAATGTTTGTTTCAATTTAATAGCAGTGGTTGGGGAAATAGAGGAAGGAAGTTAATAATAAAGGGC